AACGGTGAAAGCAGAAGAGGATTTGACATAACGCCTCTGAAAAATGTTACCACAATGGTTGGCTGTAATGCATTGTTCAGAGATCACAATTTAGAATATGTTGTTTGTGCAGACAGGCATATGTGCCAGGAGGCCGCTAATACCTGTGGTAAAAACACCACTATCTTTACCAGAGAGAATTGGTACAAACAATTTGCATTTTGGCCTAACGTGAAACGTGTGCCCGACTTACCATACGAGGGCCAAAAAAGGCAGGATGACCCTTTTCATTGGGGGACAGGACAGTTTGCCGCACTTGTGGGGATGAGTTTCAAACCTAAAGCAATATTTCTCGTTGGTATGGACTTGTGGGGGCTTGGCAAAGAAAACAAGCCTGAAAATGTCAACAACATATACAAAGGCAGTAAAGGATATACCTATATAAAGAGGCCCGTTGATCCTAGCTATTGGATCTATCAGTTTAATAAATTATTTGAACATTCAGAATGTAGATGGATCATCGTCAATGAAGTAAATTGGAAAATGCCGGATGAATGGAAGGCACACAAAAACGTTTTCCAAGATACATATCACGGATTAGCCAAATGGATCAACAACCAGTTGACAAAAAAGTAATTCAAAATATAATTTACACATGACTAGAGCAATGGTTGATGATCTAATGGTGCAACAACAAATCAAAGCACCCTATAAAAAATGGAAGCACATGGTAGGGGTCATGTGTTTGAACCTCACTTACAGGAAACATGTTAAAATTGTTTTACCAAAACTTTTTGCAAGATATCCAAACCCAAAAGCATATCTTCGTGGAAGATTGAAAACACAACAGCAAATATTAAAACCACTAGGCATGTGGGAGGTCAGATCCAAAAGAATAAGAAAGATGACCGAACAATATCTAGAATGGGACGGCCGAGATGCAAGTGAATTGCACGGCATAGGCAAATACGGTTCCGACAGTTACCAGATATTTTTCAATAATATTGTTCCTCCTAACGTTCAAGACAAGGAATTGAAGAAATACATTGACAATATGGCAAGATAGTTTATAATATGGATATGTTCGAAAATATAAAAGATGGAGATCTTATTACTCTAAAACTTGCTTCAGGAGAAGAGGTGATTGCTAATTTTAAAACCGGAACTGACTCATACATCAGTATCGAAAAGGCATTGGTTCTGATGCAAGGACCACAAGGGCTGGCATTTGGAACGTTTTTCTCAACTGCCAAACAAGATCAACCTATCAATATATCTAAAGACAAGATAACATCGATAGCATATATCAATGACAAAATAAGAGAGGAATACAACCGGGTGTTTAGCAAGATCGAAGTGCCAAAGAAGCCTAGTATAATCACATAATGAAACATTTTGAAAAACATAGTAAAGGCATGAAGGCTCTGATTGATACCTCAGAAGCAATGCTGAATGCAATGGAGACAAACGGTATTGATCCAGAGACTGTAGCAAACAGACCAGAATTCACAGTGCTGGTACACTTTCTTAAAAGTATCATAGACGGAGAATTAAATATACCAAACGAACTTACAGAACGTATCAGAGATGCCGCGTTCCAGATAGATCTAGATCAGAAGATAAACAGAAAGTTAAACTGATGATCGAGAGGACTTCAAGACTTTCATCCCTCTTTAAACACTCTGCAAGTCATCAAAACAAGGAGAAACGATGACTTACTATTCAACTAAAACATATGGCCACAACATTGGTTTGAGCTGTGCTTTCAGACAGCCCAAGGCGGACTCGCACTGTAGATTCATCCACGGATATTCGTTGGCATTTAGATTCACTTTCGGATGCAAAGAACTGGATAAAAAGAACTGGGCGGTGGACTTTGGATCACTGAAGCCACTGAAAAAGTGGTTGGAGAACACTTTCGACCATAAGATTGCTGTGGATGAAAATGATCCAGAAATCGAAACTTTTAGACAGCTGGAAGAAAACGGCCTTGCCGAGCTCAGCGTTATGGATGGTGTTGGTGCAGAAAAATTTGCCAAACATGCCTTTGACTTTGCTGACAGTATCGTGAGGGCTGACACAAACAATAGATGCTATGTTGAAAGTGTAGAGTGTATGGAACACGGAGCAAACAGTGCCATCTACTCTAGACAATAAAGTAATAATAGATTACGACAATATAAAGGTCACAGTAGATATCTATGATACATCATTAGGTAAAAGATTTATTGCATCTTTAATAGATAATCTTCAAAAAAAAAGAATACTTGAAAAGAACTTTTGTTTTCTAGGTTGGGCAGATTCAAAAAGAGACTTGAATTTCCTATGTAAGGAACTTAACAAATCTATAGAACAAATTAATTCGTTCCAATTTGATCCGCCTTACAACAGGATAGAACCATTTGTTCCGGATGACTTTCAATTTTCAGCAAGTCTTAAAGTTGGCAAGGGACCTGAAAAGGAAACTCCTGGTCTTAGGCTCAAACATGATGCCTGTAATTTGTTGCACAGGTATTTTGAAGAACTGCAAGGCACAGCCTGGGAAATATCGGATTATTACAAACAGGCAAATAATGAAACAAAATATGCTATCAGGCAACTAAACAACATTTGCCATGAAATTGAAAGTTGGGTCCTAAGCTATAGAAAAAGCATAGTGGAACCTGATTGGATTAGACCGGCACAAATTACAACATTCCTAAATGCTCCAAGGTATGACCTCCATGAAGAAGATTATGAATTATTCAAACAAAACAGGTATGACAGAGAACTGGGTGGGGTATATTTGCACTGGAGTCAAGTTGGGAAAACTTTGTTCGAAGTCTATCGAGATGAACACGCACCAGTCATGACAGAAACGATGTGCTCTGAGATAAATCATCAAAAATATTACTCGGGCGAGTTTGATATAGAGTGGGGAGACACAATAACTGAGAAAACACATGATTTTAAAAAAGAGGAGATGGATGGCTTTAGACAATGGCTAAAACAAAATAATTATGATTGGCAAGATCCAAATTTATCACTTGGTTACATCAAAATTGGACAGGTAGATCTGGCAACCTCCTTCCAGAGTTCGACTTTCAAATCCATATATGAAGTGATGAAAGATAATTTAAATATTAAAAGCATTTCAGTAAGAGGCACTGAGAATTGTAATAACAATTTTTCTTACACACTCGAAAGTGAGGATTGGAGACAAATACAAATGGAAGGACTAAGGCGGGGATATGAATCACGTAGTATGCGTTAAATGGGGGAACAAGTATATTTCAAAGTATGCAAATATTCTTAACAGCATGGTCAAAAGGCACACCACCGTCCCTTATCAATTCCACTGCCTAACCGACGATGTTAATCAATTAGATTCCGATATAAATGTTATTAAACTTCCAAACGAACCTTGGATAAGGACCTGGTGGAGCAAGTTATACATGTTTGCACCAGAGATGCCTTTAAGGGGTAATATTTTATTCTTTGACCTTGATGTGGTTATATTTGATAACATAGATGCATTGTTTTCTCATAACCCAGGCAAGTTCAATATTATAAGAGATTTCAATCGTTGCAGGGTGAAGGACTGGAAACAGTCTAACTCCAGCTGTATGCGTTGGGAGGCTGGCACCATGGATTATCTTTACACAAACTTTGTAAAAAATCATGCAAGGATAATGCAACAGAACTGGGGAGACCAGGACTGGATAATGAAGGAGGGTGCAAAGGACATCCACTGGTGGCCTGACGAGTGGATAAGATCATATAAGTGGGAAATGATTGGCTTGAAGGACACAAAACTTCTCACCAAAGATGGAAAATCCTATTTCAGGAAACCGGTGGACATAAATCCTGGAAATCGTGTTGCTGTCTTTCATGGCAAGCCTAATCCTATGGAATGTGCTGATCAATTTGTGGTCGATAATTGGAAGTAATAATAAGTAAAAGTGCAACGCCACAAACGTGACGTCGGCAAATACACTGACCTCTTAATGTCTTAAATGCGTGGGCCAGGCCGTAAGTGGAAATTCCACTAGCTTTACAACAAAAAAATTATAGTGTAGAATAAGTTATGTTTAAAAATATACATAATTGGCCTTTGGAACATTGGCACATTGAACTTTGTTCAAAGTGTAGTTTGAAATGTCCTAGATGTTCACGGCAGGAAGTGCCAGAAGGATTAATAAACAGAGACCTTTCATTACAATGGTTTAAAAATAACTTCACTGGCAGACTACTTACAGATGTCCGTAAATTAACTTTCTGTGGAGATGACGGTGATCCGATTTATGCAAAGGACTTTCTAAAAATACTTGCATGGTTTAGGAAAAATAATAACAAAGTGCAATTTGTTATAGTAACCAATGGTTCTTATAAGACAAATAAATGGTGGGAAGCACTAGCAAGTATTCTAAATGAAAAAGATCATATTCATTTTTCGTTGGACGGATGGGACCAAGAGTCCAATAACATATACAGAGTAAACTGTAATTGGGATTCGATAATGACTGGTATAAAGGCAATTCGTCAAAGCAAGGCCTATAAGACTTGGGCCGCGATCGCCTTTAAATTTAATGAAGGAAAAATATTCCATATGCAAGAAATGGCTAAGAAGTTATCTTTTGACAGTTTTCAGTTGACATTGAGCACAAAGTTCGGTAAAAACTATTCTGTATATCCAAAAGATGACCATTTACAACCTAGTGATCAGTACCTTGCCACTGGACGATTTACCAGAACACACAAAAATTTAAGTGGTAAACAATGGCACGACAACTGCCTTGATATTTTTACAAAAAGATTTTATAATGAAGATACGGAATATCAATCTATTGTTCCGTTGTGTATGATAGGAAACAAAGGGCTCTATATAAATGCTGAAGGCAAATTCAATCCATGCTGTTGGACTGGCCTAAGATACGCCCATAACAAAAATATTTTTAACTACATAAATTTTAATAGAACCTTGACAGAAGTGTTGGATGATCCTCTTTGGAAAAAACTTTTTATAGATCAGGCATTCGGTGAAGGGCCAAAAGAGTGTGCCGAGAAATGCTCGGCCAAGAAATGGAATCTTGCACATGCCACAAGCTGGTAAGAAATCATACGGCAGAATGCCAATTAAAAGGATAGATCATGCCCTTGCAGAAATTCCTGAGGACTGTGGATACATGCAACGTTTCCGTTTCAACATAGACATGAACTCCAACGGCATAATGGGAGAATGCATAGAGTGGTGTCAAGTTAATTGCAAAGGAAAATGGGGATGGTGGTTCGAAAATGCAAACAAAATTACTAACCCCAAAAACCATTGGGAGGATCAAAACAGTTACATGAGCTTTCAGTACAAAAAAGATGCCACACGTTTTTGGCTGGCTATTGGAATTCAAAATATGGGCAACAGAGACTGATAATTACTAGTATGGAAGGTTACGAAAATTACAAATGGTTTGACATAACTGATGAAGCAAAACATCAGATGGAAAAATTGCTTTCAAAAAATCCTGACAAATATGCTATCAGCTTGATAGTAGAAGGTGGCGGTTGTGCAGGCTTCAAATACAAATGGGGATTCATAGACAGCAAAGATCAAGTGTCTCCTGATGATCACACAGAAGATTGGCATACAGGACGTTTTGTGGTTGATGAAGCATCCATGATGTACGTCGCAGGTACCAAGATCGACTGGAAGGAAGAAGTTTTTGGATCGCAGTTTGAGATAACCAACCCAAATGCATCCAGTGGCTGTGGCTGTGGAGAGTCGTTTGGCGTGTAATGGACACAGCATTTATAATAGGCAACGGCGAATCCAGAAATATTTTTCCCATAGAAAATTTAAAAGACAAAGGAATCATATATGGATGCAATGCCATATATCGAGATCATCCTAAACTCTGTGATCATATTGTAGCCGTCAATCCTGACATGTATGACGAGTTATCCAGATGGCACAACAACGGCAAAGAGTCACCCTGTATTCATGGCATCGAAGACATCAGCAAATGGAACTACATCTGTGAAGGTGACACCGAACATGACCTCCCCGAAGGCCTAAAAATATATAGGATCTGGCGTGGTGGTGATGTCAAGAAAAAGAAAATTAAGAGAAATGACTTTTCGGAGGCAAAAGGATCTGGTTGCTCCGCAGTGTTAATGGCCGCCGAGTCCGGTATTAAAAATATTATGATATTGGCGTTTGATATCATGGGTGCTCAGCAATGGGAAATGGAAACGCCAAGTAGAATACAGAATAACATTTACAAAAACACTTTGAACTATCCAGACAGGGCTTCCATGAAGGCTTATCTAAAATTTGAATGGATGTATCAACTAAGACAGATAATGCGTAAGTTCCCCGGCACAAACTTTTATTTTGTCAATCGAAAAGAATACCTTGAAGGAAATCCATTCCTACGCTGGTACTTTGACCAACCAAATATAAAGTGTGGAATATATGCCGATCTACAGAGATGGATAACAGGTTATAGAGATGATATCAAATGGAGAAAGCTATAGGGTCTTTGTGCTACTGGCATCGATCTTATACACCTTACGCATTTTCACACCAACCTTCTGTGCAAAACGTTTTGTATCACAGTGAGGGCAGACATGCTTGTAGTCATTTGTTGCCCGTTCTGGATCTACTTTGGCTCTGGGGCGTAAAAATGTTACACCACAGGAATCGCATTTGAACACAAATATAGTATTTTTTCGATGAAAGGTATGGTAAACGCCACATTTGCTAAGGCGTTCGTATAGTCTCATAGTCTTTAATGTTTCAACAAACATCAATTATATTTAATAAATATGTATATTCGATATATGGCTAGATTAATAATAGACACAGGAACATTAGGAAACCCGGCAACAGGTGACACTTTACGTACGGCCATGACGAAAGCCAACACGAATTTCGAAGAACTTTACACAGATTTAGCGGCCACAACATCATCAAATGGAATATTAACAAGTAATGTAACCAATGATGATGTAAAGATTATTCCAAACGGAACAGGTATTGTTGAGATAGATAGATTATCAATTAACAACACCACAATAAGTTCACTTGACACCAACGCAGACATCAGCATACTTCCAGGCGGAACAGGTGGAGTTGTGCTGGGAGGACAGGTAACAGCAGGTGAAATTGTCACCAATGAAATCACATCCAATGGATCAAATGCAAACTTGAAGCTTGTTACATCAGGAACAGGTGATCTAATATTTGACACAGATGGACAGGTCGGAATTGGCACTGTAAATAACCCAGACACAAAATTACACATCAAATCGGCCTCGTCAATCATAACACTTCAGAGAACAGCAGACGCAAACACACCTGGTTTGAGTTTCCAAAATTCGGGCGGCAATGTCAGAGCAACATTGAACATGGATGGAACATCAGGCACATCAAACACAGTTTTCATTAAAACACATGATGGTTCTTCATTAGCAGAAAGATTTAGAGTAGAACACACCGGAGCCAGTGTAACAGGTACCTTTAATATCAAAGATGACAGTGATTCATCTTTAGCTGATGCTACAATTAGCATGGCTGAGAACAAAATTACAGCGGGAAGATCAAACGATAGCCTATTGATATCTGCATCTGGTACAGGTGAGGTGGAAATATTAAGTAATCTACTTGTACAAGGAGAAACACCTTTCCTCAAAATACAAAGAACAGACAACGCCAACGTGCCTGGCATAGATTTCATAGGGCAGGCTGGCACATCAGGAGCCAAGATATTGTTCGACGGTACCAGTGGCACAGCAAACGAATTGATCTTCCAGACGTTCACCGTACCGGCTGGACTGGCAGAAGCATTTAGGGTAACAGGAACAGGTGCAAAAGTATCAGGCATTTTAACACTACCCGATGGCAGTAACACTGACAACTATCTAGGGATTGGTGATGCCGATGATCTGAAGATATTCCACAACGGAAGCCATTCAATAATACGAGAGACAGGAACCGGAAGCCTTTACATTCAGAGTGACAACAATGTTATAATTGGTAAGGATTCTAGTTCAGAAACAATGATAAAAGGTGTTGCCGATGGGGCAGTTGAACTTTATCACGACAATACTAAAAAGTTTGAAACCACATCAGGTGGTGTTTCAGTCACAGGAAACCTGGCGGCAGATGGCTCACAGATAGATTTCACTAGCCTTCCAACCTCCGACCCGGGAGTTGCAGGCAGACTGTTTAGATCCGGAAACGATGTTAAAATAAGCACCGGCTAATAGCCGCTAGACGCATATACCCAAAATACGCTAAATATTAGTTGATATGACACAAGAAGTAATCGATGTCGGCGTCAATGCGAATGACGGATTGGGTGATTCGCTTTATGAAGCCGGCCAAAAGATAAACAGCAATTTTACGGAGCTTTTCGCCAAACCAAATGTCGGCGCAGACATCAAGTTTATAGGCAACAACATAGAAGCAAGTAATTCTAATGCCAATATAGATATCCATCCAGCTGGCACGGGCTCAGTGCTTTTTCCTGGTATTAGATTCAATGACAACAATATTGAGGTGTTAAACACCAACGATGATCTTAAGATTGTTCCTAATGGTTCAGGCAAAGTAACCATAGCAGGTCTCGGATTCAGTGGGACCACTATTTCTTCAGATGACTCTTCATCAGTCAACATCAATGAAAATCTAATTGTAGATGGAACTTATACTGTCACTGATGGATTTACTTTTACCGGTGCACAGACTTTTGCAAGTGGAATGTTGTTCGGCAATTTGCAATTATCCGATGGACAAATTGTTGACGGAGTAAGTGGGTCAATAAGTTTCGATAATGAAAATTTAACCACGACAGGTACCCTGTCAGCGGCGACTGGCTCACAGTTTGGCCAGTTGGATTTGCTGAATGGAACTATCAACGACTCATCAGGGGCGATAAGTTTTGGTGATGAGAATCTAAGCACAACAGGTACTTTGAACGTGGACGGTCTCACAACCATGGGATCAATATCAGTTTCTGGCGCAACATCATTCGCTGACTCGATCACTGTTGACAACCTAACATTTAACGACAACATTATATCCACAAGTTCCAATGCTGACCTTAGACTCACACCGGGTGGAACAGGAGTTGTGAACGTTAGCAACCTTACAATTGATTCATCTCTTAATTTTACTGACAACGTTTTAAAGGTAACAACATCTAATGCCGATCTTGACCTAGATGGAAGCGGCACAGGATCGGTTTTAATAAACAATCTTGGCCTTGCAGAAGGAACAATTGACAACGCAGTGATTGGCGGAACAACGCCAGCCGCAGGAACTTTCACTGCTCCTATTAATTACAATACTTTGGTTCTTCCTAAGGTTACTTTTTCAGGTAACACGCTATCGCCCAGCAGATCAAACGACAATCTAGAATTTGAGGCAAGTGGATCAGGCAAGGTGGTGGTCAATGGCTTGTCATTGCCCAACAGTGACGGTGAGACAGGTGAGTTCATCCAGACCGATGGAAGTGGAAACCTAACATTTGCAGGCGTTTCCATATCTTTCAGTGAATCTACAATACAGGACGCACAGGCCACTATTGGTTTCACGTCTGAGGTCGTACTGGACGCCAATCTATCAACTGGAGAAAATGAATCAATCACAGCAGATACCAGCATGATCAATGACTGGGCTAGTTCGAAGTACGATAGTGCCTTCTACGTGGCTTTGAGTAGGGTCGAGGAGGCTGACAGTTCTATAGAGTTCCAGATGCAGAAACACATTCTAGCACGTGGTACCAATGACGGATCAACCTTTGACTCATTCTCTGGGTCATCTCAGATCATAAGAACGTCGGCCGCAGAGGAGGTGCAACTATCTACAGACATAAGGGCGGCAACAGACAAAGTGAGGCTACTAGGAGCCGGAGGAAAGTTAGCAGATGGGTCAACAAATTCTGCAATCAACACACTACACTTCTTCAGGATAGGCCTTGGTGATAATGATTCTTCAGGCACACAGGCAGGGAGCTCAACATTTACACAACAACAAACTTTGGTCGTGGCAGATCTAGATTCCGCGGCGGCAAACCTTGATACATTCTCCGCCTCTTCATTCAGGGGAGCAAAATATTTTATTTCCGTCAACAACACGACCTCAAATGAGGTGTCATCATCAGAGGTGTTGGTTGTGCATAATGGAACAGATGCATTCATTACAGAATACAATCTAATAATATCTAACGCGGAAACTACACCACTGGCCACGTTCACTGCGGACATCAGCGGAGGCAACGTGAGACTGAGAGGAGCCAATGGCACCGCAGGAACATGTAGAATAACAATGTATCGTGTGCTGTTGTCGGACTCTGAAGTTAACAGATCAGGCACTCCGATCGCGATAGTTGGTTCAACAGCAATCGGACAGATCACCACTACAGAAGTTGATCATGTGACTGCAACAATAGATTCAAGACAAGGCTTTGAAACAGAAGAGACCCTTGATGAATTTGCGTCATCCAAGTATGACAGTGCTTGGTACCATACATTGGTCAAAGACATGACATCTGGCAGGTTGGCATTCCACAAATATTCATTGCTACATGGCACCAGTGACGACAGCAGTATCGAGGCATTTGTAACAGACAGTAGTGTGGTGAGGTCTGAGGAGTTCGACGTGGTTACAGCAAACGCCAGTGTTGACGATGGCAACATACGTTTGAATCTTACTGGCATCAACGATGGTTCGACCACAGTTTCGAACTTTGTAAATGCATACAGGATAGGACTTGGTGACTCTGATTCAACAGGATATGTTGGCGAGGAGTCCAGTTTGGCAACAGTTGAGATCAACACAGACGTTGACAGTGCTTCGGAGAGCATTGATTCATTTGCTCATGCCAGCTTTAGAGGTGCAAAATATTATGTGTCAGTGAAAAATGCGTCGGGTGGCGAAGTGATGAACATAGAATTATTAGTGGTACACAACGGAACGGATGCGTTCATTACAAGTTACAATGAACACAGTTCAGGCAACACAGGTGCCGCTTCGACAAATACCCTTTGTACTTTCACGGCGGCGATTGATGGTAGTAATGTTGTTGTAAGTGCGGCGGGCCTACAGACCAACCTTAGAATACACATGTATAGAATTTTATTGGCTGATAATCCTTCTGCAACAACTGGCACCAATGTAAACGTGATATCCGGTACAACAGTCTCCAGTTCTGCGACAACGATTGACACATTCAGTACCAACTCTTACGGCGCGGCACACTATATCATAGTGGGCAGTAAATCCAATGATAGTTGCATAATGGAGGCCACGGTGATAAGTGACGGCACAGAAGCAAGTATATCAGAAGGCCCACAGGTCAGCACAGAGGAGACACCTATGTTGACTCTATCTGCCTCTCATAGTTCAACCACAACGACAGTACAAGCGGCTTCAACATCAGGCGCCAGCACAAACGTAAGTGCCTATAGGATAAACATACCAACACCCGCAGGGACACAGTTCACAGAGATAGATTCTTTTGCACACAACAGCACACAGGGTGCCCTTTATGTTGCGGTGACTAACCAGACAGATGGCAAATCTGCCATCGATGAAGTCATGGTAGTCACAGATGGTACTGATGCATACAATTTGAGATTCGGCATAAACACCGATTCCGCATCCAGTGATCTAGTCAACTGGACGACTGCAGTGGAAGGAAGCAACGCCAAGGTGAGGGCAACGCTCGCAGACACAAGGGCACAAGGCACAATTAACGCATGGCAGGTTCACCTAGACAGGGCGGCGGGTAATCCAACTAACATTTCAACTCTGGATACTTTTAATAAAACCACGCACAGAGGTGCTTTCTACACTATTTCAATATCTGATTCAAACGCAGGAGCACTAGGAAATTATGAACTTGTTGATGTTCGTGTCACTCATAACGGCACCACTCCATTCATTTCTGTGTTTGGAAGAACAAACAGTGCAAGTGATGATCTGGTAACGTTCAGTGCTGACATAGATGGCGACAATGTAAGGCTAAGGGGTCAGATAAGTAGTAGTAATACACACGTAGTAACCTCGGTTAGGAGATTGATAGACGTATAGGATATGACACAATTAGTTTTAAATGTAGGACAAAACGCAAACGACGGAACAGGAGATACGTTACGAGATGCTATGATCAAGGTGAACACAAACTTCACCGAGGTGTATACATCAGCGGGTTTTGACCTTACAACAATAGCAGTTACTGGCAACGAGATTAGAGCTACAAGAACAAATGATGACATAGTATTCAAGCCATCGGGCTCAGGTGCTGTTGTCTTTCCAGCTATTACAATCAACGGAAACAACATCGAAGGCACAAGATCTAATGAGAACATCAACCTTTTACCTGCAGGCACAGGCTCTGTAGTCCTAGGAGGGATCAAGATCGCTGGCACAACGTTGAGCTCAGATGACTCAAGCACAATCAACATCAATGAAGGACTTGTGGTAGATGGAACGATGACTGTGTCAGGCACAACAACTTTCTTGGGAGCCATCAACGCAGGGACCGGCAGTACTATAGGTAATTTAACTCTTGCAAATGGTTCAATAACAGATTCGTCAGGAGCGATAAGTTTTGGCAACGAAAATTTAAGCACCACAGGAACAATGACCGCAGGTTCGGGTTCCACAATCGGTAATCTTACACTGGCTAATGGTTCAATCACAGATTCATCTGGGGCGATAAGTTTTGGTGATGAGAATCTAAGCACTACTGGCACATTGAACGTTAGTGGCCTATCAACTCTCGGAGCACTAACAGTTACCGGGGCAATGACATTTACAAGTGGTGGAGTCACTGTGGACAATCTAAGTTTCAATGACAACATCATATCTTCAAGCTCTAATGCGGATATACGTTTAACACCAGGCGGAACAGGATCAGTTATTGTTAACAGTCTAACAATAGATGATAACATTAACATCACAGATAATCATATCAGAGCCACAGCCTCAAATTCTGACTTGGTGCTGTCTCCGTCAGGCTCAGGGCAAGTGGTAATTGCAAAAGCTGACATAGACAGTGGCACTATTGACAACACTGTAATAGGAGGAACTACTGCGGCCGCAGGAACGTTTACAACATTGACAGTTAATCAATCATTAACACTTGAAGGTATCACCATCGATGACAACACATTAAAAACTAATTCTTCTAATGCAAACCTCGAATTGTCAGGAAATGGAACAGGTGGCGTTACTATAAGTGGTTTTACTTTTCCTACAACAGACGGAAGCACCAACCAATTTCTTAAAACAGACGGAGCAGGAACGCTTTCATTCGCCACTGCGGGTGCTACACTTAATAATTCAGATCTTGTTGATGCAACAACTACCGTTGCAAGTTCGGCCACAACTGTTCTGAACACGTTTGATAAGACCGTATCCAGAAGTGCCAAATACTTTATTTCAATCACCGACTCAACAAACAGTAGATTCGAAGTTTTAGAAGCAAGTGTGACCCATGATGGCACAAACGCTTTTATATCTGTGTTCGGTAGAACAACGAGTTACACAGATGATCTTTGCACACTTTCCGCTGACATCAATGGTAACGACGTGAGGGTGTTGGTAACAAACATTTCAAATAACAGCACCGTATTCAAGTTCCAAAGAATAACTTTCGACATTTAAATTACGTTAGGTTCTTAGAATTACAACTAAATAAACACACAAAAGAGGACTAAAATATGGCACAACAAACAATTAATATAGGATCAAGTGCTAACGACGGAACAGGTGATCCGTTACGAACTGCATTTGATAAAATTAACGACAACTTTACAGAATTATACGGCTCTACATCTGAAGCCAATGATCTCATAGAAGATTCTACTCCACAGTTAGGTGGAGATCTAGATGTCAATGGTAGAAGAATCACATCAGCGAGATCAAACGAAGATATTGTTCTTTTACCAAATGGCACAGGCGGAGTGGTTGCGTCAGCGATAAGGATAGCTGGAACAACAATCAGCTCTGATGACTCAAGCACTATTAATATAAACGAAGGACTAGTGGTTGATGGCACTGCAAGTGTTTCTGGTGCGGCGACCTTATCTAGCACCATAGCAGTAACAGGAGCGGCAACTTTATCCAGCACATTAGGAGTCAGTGGTGCTACTACTTTAACAACTACAAACATAGATAACTTAACCATTCAAGACAGCAACATAACGTCATCTTCAAACGCAGATATCAATATCACTCCAGGTGGAACAGGTAGCACAATAATTGGATCTAGCATAACAATCAAGGGCACAACAATTTCATCTGCAGATTCAAGCACAATTAACATCAACGAAGGATTAGTAGTTGACGGAACAGGTAATTTTTCAGGCACACTTACAACAGCGGCATTGACCACTGTTGGTACCCACACAGTGACTGGACAGGCTGACATAGAGGGAGTAACAATAAAAGATAACACAATTAGTTCAAATGCATCAGACTCTGATCTTGAAATAAGTGCCAACGGATCCGGTAAGGTCGACGTTGAAGGAGTATCTTTCTTTGGAACCACTTTGACTGCGGCTGATTCATCCACAATTAATATTAATGAAGGTTTAGTTGTAGACGGCACAGCAAGTGTGTCAGGTAACGCAACTGTGGGCGGAACGCTAGGAGTCACAGGTGTTGCGACATTTACAGCCACTCCGGTTATACTAGCTGACTTAACTGTACAAGGTTCGATCAATGCCGACACAATAGTTTCTGCATCAAATGGTGACATTACAATAGATCCAGCTGGTACAGGTGCCATTGTATTGACAGGGCCAATTACAGCAACTGGTACACAAACTACCACAGGACAACTTAATGTGGATAACTTAAGATTAGACGGAAATGTATTATCTGCGACATCTGGTGCTATTACACTGACACCAGCAGATGGACAAAACGTGACGGTAACAGGTACCAATGTTAATTTTGTAGCAGGGGAAGCCAACTTTACATTGATGGAGGCGACAACAGCAAGAGCAGATGTAATAGAATCTGATACTTCAAACGGCGATCTGGTGTTTAACACACAAGGAACTGGTGTATTTGATTTTAACGCGGCGATCAAAATGGCTGAGGTGTCGAAACCTACTGCGGTTGCTGATCATGGATTTATATATGTCAAGGACGATAGTGGCACTGGAGAGGTTTTTGTTCTCGATGGGGCAGACAATGAAACAAAAATTTCACCGCACAACGATAACGGTGAATGGGAATACTACTCACGAAATAGCAGTACAGGTAAAACTGTAAGAATCAACATGGAAGCAATGATTCGTGATCTAGAAAAGTTCACAGGAAACAAGTACATAGAAACTGTATAAGCAACATAATACATAGTCTTTCACAACATAAGAATGAAGAGACACTGGAATAAAACACGTAAGGTAAGATCATCACACTCGGAGATAAAACGCTTGGAGAATGACTTACGACATACACAAGACAAAACAGAGCGTGAAAATCTGAAACAGCACATAGAACATTGGGTACGCACCCAACACAATCATAAGCAATAACCAATAAATACCATTGTAAGGAGTATTTTAATGGCAACACCAGTGTGGAGTACCACAGCAGGTAAACTGGCATCTATAGAAGAACAAGCGTCATTCTCGCTACAATTAGAAGCGAATGACCTTGGCGATTCCACGACCATTGAATACTCGTTAATTGCAGGAAGCCTACCTTCAGGAATATCATTAACTTCCACAGGCTTACTAACAGGAACTCCGGCTGAGGTTGCCAAAAGAACTCTTTACACCTTCGTCGTGCGAGCCACGGCCGGATCCGCAATAACAGACAGAACATTTACAATAGATGTGAAAGGTGCAGATGAGCCCACTTTCACAACAGTGGCAGGGCAACTTAACAAGCCGCTATCGACAGTTTACACAACAGATAGCTCATCAACATGTGACAGCACATTGACAACAGCAGATGTAACAGGAAATGTTACCGTGTTAGATGGTTCGTTTATAGAATTCGACATCGTTGCAACTGACACAGACACTGCGGCAGGACAAAATCTAGTGTATGAAGTGGTGCAAGGATCGTTGCCGCCAGGGGTTACAATGACACAGCAAGGAAAAATTTCAGGCATAGTTGAACTTGCTATAGACGAAGCCTATGGTCCACAGGGTGGATATGACTTTGATCCTTTCCCGGACTTTTCAGCTCTAACCCCAAGTGATGGTGGATCACCTACTGCTCCACGGAATATCTATGACAGAACAGTTGTTTCCAAATCTAAATCCGTAAACTATGATTTTATAGTAAGAGTTACTGATGGTGTTTCAAGCACCGATAGAAACTTCAACATTTTCGTGTACTCAGCAGACTACTGGGTGGTGTCAAACTCTAATGTCACCATCGACCAAACACTGATTGGATCTAATGCTGTAACCATGGATCTACATACAGGAAGACCACCTGTGTTCACGACTGAATCGGATCTTGGTACATTCAGACATGATAACAAAGTGCTGATAAGAATAGACGTATCGGACTTCGATCCATTGCAGGCAGATTTAGAATATAGCATAACAAAAGGATCTTTGCCTCCAGGATTGCAGATTGACATCAATTCAGGAGAAATTTATGGAAGCCTTGCAAGGCAGTCAGCAGTTGAAATAGACTACACATTCACAGTGAGGGCAAACAGGGTAGTAGCCACAGGCTTGAACACTTTCTCAGAGAGACAGTTCACTATGAAAGTTGTAGGCGAGGTTGATATTGGAATCAGCTTTACCACACCAAGCACAGTAGGAACTTTGACAGCAGATATCCCAAGCATTCTTTCCATTGAAGCAACAGCTGAAGCTTCGGATAGAGTGCTTTCTTATACATTAGAGTCTGGATCATTGCCAACAGGAATAACACTGTCTCCTGCTGGACATTTGATCGGAACAATTGATGCAAGTGATTTTACTGATTCTACCACGTCTTTCACTTTCGAAGTCACAGTAAGTGATCAATATCAGATATCAGCAACTACGAAAGAATTTACGGTCAACATTTCTATTCCACATACTTCTGTTGAATATGGGAACATGGAAGGCCAAGCAACCTCACTAATTGATCAAAATATATTCTATAACATTGCACAGGACCCAAACATTAATTCACCAGAATACATATTCAGGCCAGAGGATCCAAACTTTGGGATGAAAAACAAGCCTAAAATGTTGATGTTGGCAGGACTTGAAGCTCAGACACTGACTACTTTCCAAAATCAAATGGAACAGAATCATTCTCCAAAAACACTTTATTTTGGTGATCTAAAAACTGCCGTTGCCAAAGAAGGTAGCACAATAAAATATGAAGTGGTGTATCTTGAAATAAAAGATAGACTAGAAAACAAAAATGGTGAAGCAGTTTCCAGTTCAATCACACTACGTGATGCAGTAGGAAAACCAGTGCTAGGCCCGAGAGCCTCTAGTGCAGATGCCACAGCTGACTATGTAAACTACGAAGTCACAACAGATGGAGGACTTTCATTTAGCGTGTCAGGCTCAAAAGTAAGATTTGCAAATCAATTGAGTGCTGATCTAGGCTTTGTCGAAACAGTGTTTCCTAATGCAGTACAAAATATGAGATCGAGAATGAAGAGTCTCGGACACAAAGAGTATGATTATTTGCCACTTTGGATGAAAACAACACAAAGTGGAGATCTCGCACCTTTGGGTTATGTGATGGCTGTGCCGATTTGTTATTGCAAACCAGGACAGTCTGGACTTGTTAAGAAAAGGATTGCAGATGGTAATTATGAATTTAAAAATATCTCTTTTATTATAGATAGATATATTGTATCTAAAAGCAAAGTGGCAACGCCAACTTTCAGTGGTGACGGTTCGACTGCCTCATTTGAAGTTGATGAATTAATACACGAAGAAGATATTTTAGTAAAAGAAGGAAATGCAACTGTGTTTGTTGGGCAAGGCGTCACCGCAGATAATAATATCAAGCCAACTTATCTTACAGCAGATGGAACAATTCGATCAGCAGATCATGAATTTGGAATAACACTTACTCATAATACCACAACAAAGAAAACAACAATTACTTTTACCAAAGAAGTACCATCTGCAGGCACAATAATTAAAGTCGAAAGAGCTAACGATAAATATCTTAAATTTAGGGATAAAGGAATAACAGCAAATGGCAAGTAATATAGTACCAGGAAATGTGGATGGAACATATCCAAAAGCGGGGCAAGACAACAGCTCTCAAGGATTCAGGGATAACTTTACAGCAATCAAAAATAATTTTACAGAAGCTGTTACTGAAATAGTTGACCTGCAAACAAACAAGGCAAACCTAAATGCGGCAAGTAATTTTACAGACAACGAGGTAACCAGAGCAAAATTTAAGGACACTTCGCAAACCGTCTTTGCACATGGCACGGTCTCCGGGGGTGCAATTACATTGAACCATGAAAATGGACACTATCAGACAGCTACTATCACTGCGTCGACGACATTCAGTTTTTTAAATTTTCCACCATCTGGTGCTTTAGGCAGAATAATTCTTGACCTTACTGTACAACCTAGTGCGTCAACATTAACTTTTCCTAGTGCCACAATCAAGGCAGATAACGTACATGGAAGTGACGGTACATCAGATGCAATATCACCAGGACTGGGTAGAGTGCTATATGAATTCATGACTCCGGATGGCGGCACAACAGTTTTGATGCATCAACTTGGTAAACAGTACGTATAATAAAAAAGGAGTATAATGTACTTCCATCCATTACAAGAAGAAATAGGAAATCTTTCTGATGAGGAAATTTCTAAAAGGATCAAAGATCTTTCGAAAAAAGTAAACACTGCAAGAAGGTTTGGACGAAATCCTGACATGTTGGCACAATTAACAAATGCATTGAACACCTATAGGATGGCAATTAGAGAAAGGCGCATAGAGGAATGGCACAAAAACAATAAAAAATTAAGAGGTGAGCCAGACCTTGGTGACTTGGTCAACATAGACTAGTAAATAATTGGATGTCAAACACGTTTACCTGGAAGACAAAATTCAAATCGATTATAATAGTAGACGGAGAATTATTTTCTAACGAATATAATATTAAGGTTTCTTTAACTCCTCATACGGCCAGCCTAAAAGAGCAAACTCAATATTTTGATAGGCTTAAAAGTTTATTCGAACAAGTTTTTGCTAACACTATTACCACGTGGCGAGATGAGCCTTTGTATTCCATATTACAGACAAGTGCATCTAACAGGTTTATAGAATTACCAAAACCGCCATACGATCAAATTATGGCCGCTGTTTGTTTCTGCAAAGCAAATTCTATATTGGACTCTAAAATTACTATTAATCACATTGACTTGTCCTCATGGCAGGGCGATGGTATTACCTATACGGTTGACAAAAACAGCAAAGAGCTTATACTTTTAGACAGACCCGATTGGTTTTCGGAAAAATT